CAAACTGGCGGCGTTGCCGGCACAGACGATGCAGTAACTATTGCAGGCGTAGCTCACACAAGTGCAGACGTTGCACACGTTGCAGTACAAGGCACAGGCGTATTAACACCTGGCGCAGCATACCGCGGTGTAACAGGCGTAACAGCAGCATTAGTAGCTGACTTTGATCAGAACCCAGCTTAATAAATTCTAACTACCTTAGAATCGTGATTATGGCCGTAAGGCAGGCGTCACACAAAGGGCTCAGTTTTTACTGGGCCCTTTTTTTATCTCTGTAAATACAGTATGATAATAAAAATCCAAACATTAATTGATATTACAGAAACAGGTGTTCGCAAAGGTCCTGACAAACTAGCAGTAGGTCAGCAAACTAACTGGGACACTCTTGTACAAGTAATTGGCCTTAGAGCAAACCCAGAACCACAACAAGGCGATATGAAAAAAGTTGATATCAAAGAGTATGGCTTTGGCTCAAAGCATAAAGGTAAGCACAATGTTTGGACATACGAATTTTGGCTACCTGACGGATCTGCTAGTGCAGATAACCTATTAGACGACTTTAATTTAGTGCCTTATATTTCTAATTTAGATGAAACTATAGCTAGTAATACTCACGTATTTTTTACTAAAAATAGTGAAAAATGCAACATTATAATTAGTGAATCTGATAAATAATACTATAACAATATAGGCTATAAATTAATACACTAAAAGGCTAACGACAGAGTTTACTTTATTTACGGAGAATAATTTATGGCTACTTCGCCAACAACAGATTTAGAAAAAGACAACTTAGAAGCACACGTTGATTTGTGCGCTCTTCGTTACGAGCAATTAGATAGTCGCTTAGGTAGCTTAGAAAGAAAAGTTGACAACATTCATACTGATATACAGCAAGGCAATGCTAGTATGATTAAAGTGCTTATTGGCACAGCTGGCACTATAATTGCAGGATTACTTTCGACTGTAGTTGTAATTTTAATGCAGTAACCCTTCCACTCACGATAAATAACTATATGTTACTACGTGAGTTTTTTATTGATCAAATTGAAGAAAAGCAAATTTGGGCTCGTTCTGGAAAGAATGTCGTGCGCAAGTTTAGATGCAGTGCAGGTCCACGCAAAGGCCGCATTGTTGCAAAGATGGCGCAATGTTTTGTTGCACCTAACCTAAAAGCAAGAATGACAATGAAGCGCACCAAAGCACGTCTTGGCGGCAAAATGACTCGTAAAGCAAAGCGTACCAAAAGAATAAACCCAGCATCACGTAGAGTACAAGCATTAAATAAAGCAGGACGTAGAAGATAATGCAAGTAGTTGAGATATTAGAAGGCGGCCCAACAGTTGCTTGGAAAAAGCAAGGCTCACAAGTTACAAGGAAGTATCGTTGTACTAGTGGACCACGTAAAGGGCAAGTTCGAGCAAGTCCGACAGCGTGTAATGCTCCAATCAAAGTAGGTGCTAAACTTACAATGAAAAAGAACAAGCAAAAAATGGGGTCACACGGACGCTACAAAGCAACAAAGACTAAGAAAGTTGATAATGCTTCAAGAAGATTAGCAACACTAAACAGGCCAAAGCCAGGTAAAAGGAAAGCAAGATGAAAATTGTAGATTTAATGTTAGAGGACGAGCCAGCACCAACAATGGGAGCTGCACCTACTCCGAACACACCAACAGCAACAGCACAGCCTGCACAAGGCGCGGCAGCTGCCCCTAATGCACCTGCTCCTGATATGGCCAAAGCACAGCAAGCACAAGCTAAAAATAAACAGCAACAACGTGCAATGTTACAACAACAAATTAAAAGTGCTGAGGAACAAGCTAAAGCACAACAAGAACAAATTACAGCAATGAAAAAACAGTTGGCAGCAATCAAATGAAAATAGATGATGTTCTCAAAAACTTTAAAATCTTTGTTACTAACGAAGAAAAAACCATTTTAAACAAAATGGATGGTGTTTCACCTATTGAAGTTTATACAGAAAGAGAACGTTTCATAATTGAGAACCTAGTACGTAAGAGCTTGGTAAGTAAAGTATCACATAATAAAACTTTTATGGTAAGGAAAAATGACTAGCACAGCTGAAATTTTAAAAGAATTTGTTGATAATAACGTTGACACCGTTCTTTTCCCGGTTAAAACTAAGAATAGAATTAATATTGGTTCCTATTCTATTAAACCATCAAAGGGAATGTACAGTATTAAATGTTATAGAACTAACGAAGTTGTAGCAAAAACGTATACTAAGGCAGCGGCACTTGCTATTGCTAAAAGTTTAAACAAAAATTGCAATGTTGATCACATATTAAGATTAGATGATGTTGCAGCAAAACACAGAACGGACTGTATGTTTTACCATTACACTATTAATACTACTGATAGTGAGGTAAAAAGAGATGTGACCCAGACTAGATATGATATTTCTAAGTCTTGTGAGCAAACAGTGCTAGAAGAGATTAAGCAGTTTATTTTATAAAAAGACTAAATAATACATATAAGAGATAATCCAATAGGAAGAGTTAACAATGAACATTAGAGAAATTTCAAAACCAGTTACCGCAAAGAGCTTGAATGAAAGCCTTGCCCGTAAGTTTGGCAAAAAGATTGCATTAGAAAAATTTACACTAGAGCAGTTACAAGACGTACGAAACAAATTACGCACAACACTTAGTCAAGTAGAAACTAATGAAAGTTTTAACATAGTTCAAAGCGAAACATATCAAAAAAACAAACTCTTCCTTGATGTGTTGAACGCAGAGATTACAGAACGTTCAGAAGTAACTAGCGAAGCAGCTAAACCAGACTTTGCAGATATCGACGGTGACGGCGATAAAGACGAAGATATGAAAAAAGCAGCTAAAGATAAAAAGTCTAAAGGTATCAAAGCAATGGTTGATGCTGGTAATAAAAAAGCAGATGCTGAAGCAAAAGGATTATCAGCAAAGCAAAAGAAATTACCAGCAGGCTTACAAAAAGCTATTGCAGGTAAAAATGAATCAGTAGTTAAAGAAGGCGCCGAAGATCAAGCAGAGCTTGTTATGGCTGCTAAAGATATGGTCAACCGTGTAACAGGTTGGATGGAAGACACTGCTGAAATGCAAACAGAATCAATGCTAGAACTAGCAGATGCTATCCGTGATGAGCAAGGTCAAGAGAAATCAGACAGTTTTGTTCAAACAGTTAAACCTGCACTAGAAGGTATGTACACTGCAATGGAAAGCACACGCCAAAGTTTAACACAAGGTGTTGGATTACTAACAGGCGAAGCTGAACCAGCAATGGATATGGGTATGGAACCAGAAGGCGATATGGAGCCAACTGTAGATATGGATGCTCCAGCAGACGACTTAGATGTATCATTAGACGCAGCTGACGCAGCGGCAGGCGGCGAAGAAGATGCAGGTCGTGCAAAGCGTGAAAGCGTAAAGCGTAGCAACAAAGCTATGTTAGAATCGAGCAGACGATTAGGTACAATTCTTTCAAAAAAAAACTAGTAGTAGAGGCAGCGCCTCAAGCTAACGAGAAGCTGGTTATGGCTTTGAGAACGGTCCAACAGGCCGCTGATCAAAAAGGCAAGCCGGCTTTTTTACACTTCACAAAACCCACCCGCGAAGGCATCAAACAAGACACTATTAATGTTGACTTGAATAAAGTTATGCAAAATATGGGCGGTGAGTCTTTTGTTTACGGCACATTTAAAAACGCATATGATTCAGATCCTCGTGTAAAAGAAATGTGTAAAGACTTTTCAGAAGCAGGTGTTACTCTTAAAACTAAGCAAGATTTAGATAAGGGCAATGCTACATCAAGCGCAGACGGCGGATCCAAAATTAGTTCAATGGCATCAAGAGCTACAGATCCAGGCGCTCCTCTATAAAAAAATATAAAAAAACACTTGACAATTGATTAAATTAGTATTATACTATACTAATTAATAGGAGGTCTTATGACTGAACGAAGTAACGAAGAGGTAATAATTGCAATTAAGGAGTTATTAGAAAGCCACGTAAAGCCAGCAGTAGCCAGCCACGGAGGAACAATTAGTTTTGTAACCTTTGATGCAGGTACAGTATTGCTAGAATTAGGAGGCGCCTGCTCAGGATGTGCAGGTAGTACAATGACATTGAAGATGGGTGTAGAGAATATGCTTAAACATTATGTACCTGAAATTAAACAAGTAGATAGTGTTGACGACCCTAACTCTAATGTAATGCCATACTATCAACAAGATCCATTCCAGTCGATGCAATCAGATTTAATTAATACTCGAGACATTAGCAACGGAGAACTGAATGAGTCTAATACAAAAGAAGTATGACTATCAACCAATAAGCAGGAAACAAGTAGACGGTAAGCGTTTATACGCAACTCCTGATGGCAACGCTGTAGCAAGCGTTACTACAATCTTAGACGCCACTAAGGATAAGTCACATCTTATTGCGTGGCGCAAGCGTGTAGGCGAAAAGAAAGCACAAGAGATTGTAACTGAAGCAGCCAGTGTAGGAACAAGGATGCACAAGTACCTTGAGGACTATGTTGAGACTGGTGAATGGCCGCAACCTGGAAGCAATCCGTATGCACAACAAGCACACGGTATGGCACAAGTTATCAAAGATCAAGTAATGGATGACGTTGTAGTATGGGGTAGTGAAGTTAATTTGTATATGCCGCAGATGTATGCAGGAACTACTGACTTAGTAGGAACATACAAAGGACAGCCTGCGATTATGGACTTCAAGCAAACCAATAAACCTAAGAAACTAGAGTGGGTAGTAGATTACTTCTTACAGCTAACAGCCTATGCTGAAGCACACAATGAAATATTTGGCACAGATATACGTGAAGGTCACGTGTTTATGTGTAGCCGTGCAGGTGAGTATCAACAGTTTGATATTTGGCCTGATGAATACGACGAGTGGCGTACTGAATGGTACAACCGCGTCTACCAGTTTTATGAGCAACAAGCAAAGTTGTCATAAATACACTGTACGATGATTGCGATCATACTAACGTACATACATATTGTTTGAGAACAAGGAGAAAATTATGTCAAACACACTATCAGTGGTCTCTAATGACCTATTTGAATTCGAAGAAGAATCAACATTTGAACTAACAGACTTTCCAATGCCGTCAGAAGGCACAACGATAGATCTAAAAGAGTTCTTAAAAGTTCCAACATTTCCAATTAACCGTGATGTAGAGCATCGTGCTAAGAAAGCAGTAACACGCTTGACTAAAGCAATGCACAAACACGCAGAAGTTGACCTGTTACATTATACAGGACCAACTACATCAACACCTGCTTTCTTCCAACACGGTTCAACATATGTACTTGACGGCAACACACGCCAACACATTTGGAAAAGACATTACAGTGACAAACAAGTAGTCAACACAAATGTAAAGTCAATTCCAGTACCAAGTCAAGTAGCAGTAAGAACATATGAGATCAGTGATCCATATGAGGCTTGCTCATTGTACTACATTATTGACAGTGTTGATGCTGTAGAAACAAAAGCAGATAAAATCACAGGTGCTTTCCGTGCAAAAAACTTACTTGATCGTTTCAAAAATCCTAAACTCAAAAGAGGACAGATTGGCGGAGCTCTTAATGTAGGTTGCCCATACGGAGGCAAGAGCCTAATGCAAACACCAGGTGTAAAAGATCTACACGATCAAGTAGACTTATTGGTAGATCCGTTGGTGCATATGGACAAACTAAATGCTCCAGGTAACGGACACTTCCACGTACAACCTGCAACAGGTATGGCTATCTTAGCAGGAGTTGCAATGGATTGCAGTGATGAATGGTTAGGTATTGTTGATGAACTTGCTAGTACAGATATTAAACTGTATGGTTACGAAGACAGCAACTTTAGTTCTAATGCAGTTGATGCATTAGTAAAAGGCAACGTACAAAACCCAGTAGGCGCACACAATGCCCTACCTTATGATATTGGTTATGGACAAAATCCAGCAGTGGTATTGAACTATCTAGCGTTTTGTTGGAATAGCATTATCAAAGGCACAGAAATGCCAGAGGATATTACAGAAGTAACTATTGCCAATGCTTATTATGAGCTATGGGCAAACGTATACTTGTCAGACTAATAAAGTATGGGCGGCTTAGGTCGCCCTTACTCTCCTTGAACGGCTAAATATATTAAATAACTAGGAGACACAAGTGGCTGTAGTACAAATATCAAAAATTCAAGTTCGTAGAGGACAGAAGAACGTAGGCACCGGCTTACCGCAACTAGCCAGTGGCGAAATTGGTTGGGCAATTGATACAAGAGAATTATACATTGGTAACGGAGCAGTAAGCGAAGGCGCACCAGCTGTTGGTAATACCAAAGTACTTACACAATATGATGATTTGTTCTCTTTAGCAGACACGTATGTATATAATTCAGATGATGCGTATACTATTACAGGTGCAGACAGTGCCAATGCTATCAAAAGAACATTACAACAGCGTCTAGATGACCGTGTGAGCGTTCGTTCTTTCGGAGCAAAGGGTGATGGTAGTACAGACGATACGGCAGCACTACAACGTGCTATTGATCAATTATATTTAAACAGTGCAACTAAAGGCAGTGTTGAAAGCCGTATTAAATTACACATCGAAGCTGGGACATATGTAATCAGCGACACACTTTACATTCCACCACAGGCTACTATTATTGGCGAAGGCAGTGGCAAGACTATCTTGCGTATGATTGTGAATAAACCTGCGTTAATTACTGTAAACTCAACTAGTATTCCAGGAACACCATCATCAGACTCTAGTTCAAGTGATATTAATATGGCAAGCAATATTACAATGCAGGGAATGACTGTACAAACAACAGCAACAGGTGCTGCCAGTGCTAACGTAATTAGCTCAGACGCTGACCCAGATACTGCACACGGACTTATATTACAAAGTTGCAAAGATAGCACATTCGAAGACATTGCCTTTTTAGGAACGTGGGTGAACGGAGCAGTAAATGCAGACGACAACGCAGTAACTATGAATAATTTAAGTGGTTCGATTGCAACTGATAACAATAAGTTTATTAATTGTAAGTTTGAAGGATATGGATCAGCAGTGCGCTCAAATTGGGACGCAGACGACAATAGATTTACAGGATGTAAGTTTACTACACTTGGACAAGGTGTTGTATTTGGCGAAACTATGACGTTAGGTAACATAGCATCAGGACAGAACAAAGGTCCAAGTGCAAATGTAATTGAAAACAGTTTGTTTAACGATATACACAGAGAAGCTATTAGAGTATACAACGGTGTTAACAATTCAAGTAAACAAAACAAATTTACAGAGTGTGGCAACAACGGCTCTACAGAAGTTTTACCAGCATTTAGTGTTATTAGATACGAAAAGGATTCAAACAAGTCATTTGATGACTATTTTTCTAGAACGTATGCATTATCAAATGGTAACGACTTAGACACAGTACCATATCTTCCTGAAGTATCAGGTACAGCGTTCTTTACAATGCCTTTTGAAAATGTATTAGATTTTGGACAAGTAACGAACGTAACATTATTTAGATTGCCTGGTGTAATTAACCAAGCATACGAATTAGATTATACACTTGTTAGTGAAAACTACCGAGTGATTAGAAGTGGAACACTATATATTGTGATCGATGCTTATAACGAAACAGCAGAGATATCAGACGAATTCCATTTCAACGGTGATGAAACATATTTGGACAACATCACCTTCGGAGTCGACTTAAGAGATGCAGATTTAGACTTGACAAAGGAAACTATTGATGTTAAAGTTATATCAAGTATGCCGAGTGATGACACAACGCAAATGAAATATACAGTAACAGCAAAAAAGACTAATGTCATTTAATGTTTAATAAATCATATGAAGAAAGACTAGCTCTCTGGTCACAGTTTCGAAACTCTCTCGAACAATCAGAAGATCCTATACAGGAAGTAATTGACTTTTATAGCAATGCTCCGACAGTTAGTCTGAACGCAGATCCTTTTGATGCGACCAATTGGCCTAGTCCTTGGGAACTATTAGACTGGAATGAATATTGTAAGTTTACTCGTGTATTAGGTATTGGCTATTCTTTACAGTTAACAGACTGTTTTTGTGAGGCCAATTTTGAGATACATACCTATACACACGATAACGAAGGCTACGTATTTTTGTTGTTAGTGGACAATCAAAAAGTAATAGGATGGAAAGAAAATGAATGGATTTTTAAAGAAGAACTGCCTAAGGAATTACATTCAAAAAGCGTTCAACCCCTCCCAAACTACACATAAGTAATTAATTAAAACAGATACAAATAGGAGCAATAATATAATGGCAAACGGGATTTTCATTGTAAAGCGAGACGGATCAAAAGAACCAATCAACGTAGATAAGATACACAAAGTAGTAGAATTTGCTTGCGATGGATTAGCTGGAGTTAGTAGTAGTCAAATTGAAATGAATGCAAACTTGCAGTTTTACGATGGTATGACAACATTAGAAATTCAAGAAGTATTAGTTCGCAGTGCAAATGATCTAATTTCATTAGACGCTCCAAATTACCAATATGCGGCAGCAAGGCTATTAAGTTATGGTATCAATAAAGATGTGTTTGGTGAGTACACTGCAATCACACTACAACAAAATATTGATGTTAACATCGAGCGTGGCTTGTATGACAGTGCTATTTTAGATAGTTATACCGCAGATGAAATCAAAACATTAGATAGTTATATTAGACACAAGCGTGATGAGAACTTTACCTACGCAGGATTGCGTCAAGTAGTAGACAAGTACTTGTGTCAAGATAGAAGCACAGGGCAAATTTTTGAAACTCCACAGTTTATGTATATGATGATTGCGGCAACTCTATTTGCTAATTATCCAGCAGAAACACGTATGCACTATGTAAGGAGATACTACGATGCGACCTCACTTTTTAAAGTCAATATCCCAACGCCAGTTATGGCAGGCGTCAGGACCCCTGTCAGGCAGTTTGCAAGTTGCGTTCTTGTTGACTCTGACGATACCCTTGATAGCATCTTTGCCAGCGATATGTCTATTGGACGCTATACGGCGCAAAGAGCAGGAATCGGAATCAACGCAGGACGTATCCGAGGAGTAAACGCAAAGATTAGGGGAGGCGAAGTTGCTCACACTGGCATCATTCCGTTCCTAAAGAAGTTCGAAGCAACAGTACGTTGTTGTACACAGAATGGTGTACGTGGTGGCAGTGCTACAACACACTTCCCGTTTTGGCATCAAGAGATTGAAGACATCCTTGTGCTAAAGAACAACAAAGGCACAGAGGACAACAGAGTACGTAAGCTAGACTATTCAATTCAGCTTAACAAAACAATGTACGAAAGACTACTAACTGGTGGCAATATCACTCTTTTCTCACCACACGATGTGCCAGGCTTATATGAAGCATACTTTGGAGAGCCAGAAGCATTTCAAGAGCTATACGAGAAGTATGAACGTGCAACTAGCATAAAGAAAAAGTCTATTCCTGCTATGGAATTATTTTCTGCGTTGATCAAAGAACGTGCAGAAACAGGACGCATTTATATTATGAATGTTGATCATTGTAATACACACAGCTCATTCAAAGACACAGTATATATGAGTAACTTATGTCAAGAAATTACATTACCAACAAAGCCATTACAGCATATTGACGATGAAGATGGCGAGATTGCACTATGTATTCTTAGTGCTATTAATGTTGGATTGATTAGAGAACTAGACGACTTAGAAGAACTATGTGAACTAGCAGTACGTGCATTAGAAGAAATTATCGACTATCAAAACTATCCAATCAAGGCAGCTGAGATTAGCACCAAAGCAAGACGCTCATTAGGTGTAGGCTACATTGGTCTCGCACACTATCTTGCACGTCAGAAAGTGCAGTACAGCGATCCTAAAGCGTGGAAACTTGTACACAGTTTAACAGAAGCGTTCCAATACTACTTACTTAAAGCCAGCAACAAATTAGCGCAAGAGCGTGGTGCTTGTGAATACTTTAACCGTACTAAATACAGCGACGGAATTCTTCCTATTGATACATATAAGAAGGATATCGATACTGTAGTGGAGAATGACTTAGCGTATGATTGGGAGACTTTACGAGTACAGATTGGGGAACACGGGCTACGGCACAGCACATTGTCCGCACAAATGCCTTCGGAGAGTAGTTCCGTTGTGTCGAACGCTACCAATGGAATCGAACCTCCTAGAGGCTACTTGTCCATTAAGAAGTCCAAAAAAGGGCCTCTTAAGCAGATTGTTCCGCAGTATCAGTCGTTAAAACAGCATTACAGTTTATTATGGGATATGCCAAGCAACGAAGGTTATATCAATGTAGTAGCAGTAATGCAAAAGTTCTTTGATCAAGCGATCAGCGGTAACTGGAGTTATAATCCTACGCACTTTGAAAACAATGAAGTGCCAATGAGTGTAATGATAGGTGACCTACTAAACACTTATAAGTTTGGTTGGAAAACAAGTTATTATCAAAACACATATGATTATAAAACAGATCCAAGTGAGATTGAAGAAGAAAAAGAACAACCGTTAGCAAGAGATGAGTTTAACGGTTCGGATGAAGAATATGATGATTATTGCGAGGCTTGTGCAATTTAATCATTGACAAAAGGGCATTTATAGTGCATACTATACAGAGAGAAACAGAGGAAGTAAGATGGCAAAGACCGTATTCAACAAAGACAAAGTAGACTTTACAAAACAAAATATGTTTTTTGGAGCAGATCAAAACACACAACGTTATGACGTATTTAAATTTCCAGTGTTTGATAAACTAAATCAAACTATGCTAGGTTATTTTTGGCGCCCAGAAGAAGTAAGTCTACAAAAAGACAGAGCAGACTTTGCTAACTTTCGTCCAGAACAAAAACATATTTTTACAAGCAATTTAAAATATCAAACATTACTTGACAGTGTCCAAGGGCGTGGTCCGTGCCTAGCATTTTTGCCGCACGTATCATTACCTGAACTAGAAGGATGTATTGTTACTTGGGACTTCTTTGAAACAATCCATTCACGTAGCTATACACACATTATGAAAAACGTGTATGCTGACCCGTCAGAAGTGTTTGACACTATTTTAGATGACGAAAAGATTATTGCTCGTGCAACAAGTGTAACTAAACATTACGATGCATTTACAGAAGCCGCTGATGCGTACACACATCGCAACAAAGGTAATATGCGTGATGTTAAGAAGAAGTTATATCTTGCTATGCATACTGTAAATATACTTGAAGGTTTACGTTTCTATGTGTCATTTGCTTGCACCTTTGGCTTTGGAGAACTAAAGCTAATGGAAGGTAGTGCTAAGATTATTAGTCTTATCGCTAGGGATGAAGCACAGCATTTGGCACTTAGTACTCACGTATTGAAGTTGTGGGCACAAGGCAAGGACGATCCAGAAATGGCAGAAATTGCAAAAGAATGTAAACAAGAAGTATATGATTTGTGGCGTGAATGTGTTGCAGAAGAAAAAGATTGGGCAGACTACCTGTTCAAAGATGGTTCAATGATTGGTCTTAACAGTACATTGTTACATCAGTATGTAGAATACATTGCTAACCGCAGACTAAAGGCGCTGGGCTTTGATGCAATTTTTGATCAACCAGTAAACACTAACCCGCTACCGTGGACACAGCATTGGCTATCTAGCTCAGGCTTGCAAGTTGCACCGCAGGAGACAGAAGTTGAAAGTTATATCATTGGTGGCATTAAACAGGATGTTGATAAAAACAGCCTAAAAGGATTCAGTTTATGATTACTATATATGGTAAACCATCTTGTCCTTCTTGTACAAAGGCAAAAGCGTTGTGCGAGGCAAGGGACTTTAAATTTGAATACAAACAACTCGATGTTGATTTTACTAGAGAAGAACTGTTTGAAGTTTTTCCTACCGCAAGAACATTCCCACAGATTATTGTAGGTGGAAATAAAGTAGGCGGCTACGAACAAATGATTGAATACATCGACAACACTAATTATAACGGAACAGGATTCACACTATAATGTTATTAGAAACCCCATATAAAAACGGAGATACTATTTCTTTGAAACTAAGTTCAGGAGAAGAAATTCTTGGACGTTTAGATTCAGAAACAGATCAAAATATTACATTGCATAAACCAATGGTTCTTATTGCACAAGAGAAAGGATTAGGACTTGCTCCTTTTATGTTCTCTGTGTCACCTACTGGTAAATTTGTAATGAAGGCTGCATCAGTTCTTTGTGTTGCAAAAACAGAAGATGAGATCAGCAAACAATACACAACACAAACGACTGGCATTGCACTCTAATGCCTGCAGTGTGCAGAGTAGGAGATGCACTAAACACTGGTCACGGGTGTGACGGAACAACTACAATTGATAGTTCTAACACAGACGGTACAGTACACGCCAATAACATTGATGTTATTGTAATTGGTGCTCCTACAGTATCACACGACATACCAAGCGGCGACGATTGTGTTTCTCACACAGATGTAACTAAAGCAGGATCGCCTAATGTTTTCATTAACAGCATTGCAGTTACAAGAATAAACGATGCAGTTGATGCTGGCAAAATGACAGGTGGTAGTCCTAACGTATTTGCGAATGGTGCCTAATGAGCGGTCAGCGAAGATGGTTAAAAATGTGGGCAAGAACAGTTGGAATGCCCGTAGGAATAACAGACGACGACAAACCAGAGTTTCTTCCTATATCACAAGATGATGTAAAGAAAGCACTTTGGTTTAGAACATTTTGGATTGTATTGCATATAATAACTTGTTTTAGTATTATTGCAGGCAACGGAAGAAACTTAGGCTTTTGGTAATGAATGTAGAACAAGGCGATAAAGCAGTAATAGTGTTTAGTGTAAATCCTGCAAACGTAGGACGCATTGTTAACGTGTCAGAATATATTGGCAAGTTTAAAGAAAAAGAACAGTTTTACTTTCGAGGAATGCCTTGTGAAGCACCGGTTGCAGATTACTACTGGTGGATTGAAGCAGAGGACCTAACTATTCAATTAGGCCCGTCACCTAGGGCATACATTGCTGACAGTTGGTTACGAAAAATACCAACTACTAAAAAGAACAAAAAACTACAAAAAGAACTTGACATTCTAGCATAAGAGTGTTATAAATATACTTGTAACGTTGAAGCAATTCAAACGACGAGCTGGACCCGGGGGCGGTACCCGGCAGCTCCACCATAAGCACATTTGCTGAATGTTTTTATGATGGGGCTGAACTAGGATCGACAGGCGGATTAGTAGAAGAGTGGAGTTGCCCGGATGTAAGCTCGGTTAACGCGAACAAACTTAATAATTGCAAACGCAAATTATTCATTAGCAGCCTAGGCTGTTACGAGGTAGTTAGGCCTTGTTACCAAACATAGCATTAGAGAGTGTTGTTTTATAGCAACACTCTTTTTTTTATTTGTGGCATATATAGCTAAAACCGCTCTAAAGCATTGCATTTTATATTGAATATGTTATAACTAATACGTGAGCCACAAAAACCCACCCCGCTCACTTAACAAAAATATATAAGGAAGACAAAATGCGTATTCTCGCGATAGCAATGGTTGCCGCAATGGCAGCAACATCAGCAACGGCTGATACACCTGTAATTTCAGGTGCAATAAACTTAGACTTTGCTGAAACAACAGCAGGCAAAACAGCAGGCACAATGGGTGTCGAACTAGATGTAGATGCAGGTTCAATGGCAACAGTAGACCTAGACTTTAAAGCAACAGACGGTAATGCTCTAACACTTGACACTTGGGCAGTAGGCACAACAGTAGCAGGCGTAGGCGTAGTGTTTGGTGATGACAACAACTTAATGCCAGAAACAAATGCAAACGCATCAACAGACGGCACATTGGCAGCACCGGCAATGACTGAATCAGTAGCATTGTCATTTGGTAATGCAAGTGTAGCAGTAGGCTTAACAGACTGGACAACAGATGTAACTGAAGTAAGCAACCTACAAGGTGCATACACAGTAGACGCAGGCATTGCAGACGTAACAGCAAGTGCTGACTACAACCGCGCAAGCGAAAACACTGTACTAGGTGCAGAAGTTGCTGGACTAGACTTAGGTATGGTAACAGCAGGCGGTATGGCAACATACGACTTGGATGCAGAAGCAATGGCTTTTGAAGGTTCACTTGCAGTAAGTGGATTAGAAGCATACATCAACGGTTCAGATACTAACAAACTACAGCACATCGGTGGTGAGTACACAGTAGACGTAGCAGGTGCAGAACTAAGCGCAGGTATTGATTATGATACAGACGCAAAAGATTGGACACCAACAGCAGGTCTATCGTTTAACTTCTAAGTTAAAAACATAACACTAAAATTAGAGCCTCAGGGCTCTTTTTTTATGACTAAATAAAGTTAGCATATAAAGGGCAGGGCAAATGGACAAGCGCGAACAGAAACGCAGAGAACGTGTCGAACGTATTCGCAATTGGTTCAATGTTGACAACATTATAGATGCTTCAGTAGACTTGTTCCTAATATTGTTTGACGTATTAAGTTCTCCGATATTAATTGTAATGCGGTTAGCACGTTTTGTAATAGGAAACTATTTACTAGGCGGCGTTAAAAACAAAATAAAACGAGTAGCACATTGGGTAGAAGACAAACATATAATAGTAAAAATTATAGTATGGCTTCTAATAATATGCGTGGGCATAATTATTCTTACACTTATGTGGCTCTTCGGGCAAGCGTTTGCCGCGGCAGTAATGGAACTATGGGGCGACCAAGCATTAAACTTAGATGAATAAGAGGGAAATAAAATGCAAAAGAATGAATATGATGTAAAAGTTATTAAAGTAGTAGACGGTGATACAGTAGATGTAGATATCGATCTAGGATTTGGAGTAACATTAACAGACGAACGTGTAAGAATTATGGGCATTGACACGCCTGAGTCACGTACAAGGGACAAAGTAGAAGACTTGTTTGGTGAAGCCGCTAAAGCACGTTTGAAAGAACTTATGGAAGACGGTGGTAAACTTATTACTACTGAAGACCGCAAAGGTGAAGATATGAAAGGCAAGTTCGGACGTATCTTAGGAGACTTCAAAGTAGAACGTTTTGAAAATGGTCCAGCTGAACTTGTAACAGATATCCTTATTGAAGAAGGACACGCTGTGGCATACTTTGGCGGAAGCAAAGAAGAAATCCAATTAAAGCACCTAGCAAACAGAACCAAATTATTACGTGAAGGTGTAATTGCACAAGAAGATTACGATGCAGCCGTTAAATTAATGGAAGGCAAGTAGTTTGTCCAAAAAAGGTTGACATTTTTGTAGATTCGTGTATAATGTTACACATACTAAGAAAATTAGTATAATTTTAAATTAACTAATGGAGGCCATAATGGCATTTACAAAAATCAAAACTAACCAAAAAACATTCCTAGAAACGTATCTACGTGGAACAGGTAAAACATTGACAGCGGCAGACGCTAAAGCAAGATTCGGTATTCAACAATTACCAGCAAGAATGAGTGAACTCAAAGCGGCTGGCTTGAACGTGAAAACTGACGTTGCTACAACTGGTAAGACTCGCTATGCGATTACTGCTAGAGATGTAAACGGTTCAAGAGCAAAAATGTTTGCGGCGTAACTAGTTTACCAAAACTGCTTGACAGTTAACTAAACTCCTGCTATACTGTATATACAGTTTAACAATAGCAGGAGTTTTTTTATGACTATGGGACTTGTGAGAGGTATGACTTCTCTTAACACCAAAAAGCGTAAGAAGAAAGCGTTGACGCAAAAAGATATAGAGCGTCATACTATTGAATGGCGTAAGCACAACAAGGCAATGCGTCGAGCAAACAATCATTCACTACAGTACGACACTGTCGATGACTACATTGCATATGTACGAGGCGAGTACAAAGCACCTAAGCGAAAAGCAACAACTTATAAGCCAGACGATAGCTGGCGCAGAGATGAGCCAAGAATTCCTTCTTCAATGGAAGAAGCAATTAAGAACGGTACGTTTAACAAAGGTTGTTCAGGCGGCACTAAGAAAGAGTCTATGAAATACACAGGCGATCTTATTGTTGGCATTGCAACAATGCACAAATCAAATGCAGTTCCGGTAATGCGTGGCACTAACGAAGCCAAAGAAATTGCCGCGATGCGTCGATAGGAGTTTATTATGACAAAGCAAACATTGAAAAGAATCATCACCATTGCGGTATTTTGTTCAGCAGGACTTAGTTTTGCACAAGCAGGACAAGCTAAAGGCTTGTTTACAGCAGAAGAACGTCCAGAGATGTGGTGTCTAGCACAGAACATTTATTTTGAATCACGAAGCAGTAACAGAGCAGACCGAATGGCTGTTGCTGATGTAGTTCTTAATCGTGTACAGGATACACGTTATCCAGATACTATTTGTAAAGTAGTAAACCAAGGCAAGCAACGTCCTAGCTGGAAAGATGAAACTAAAATGGTTATGGTGCGTAACAAATGTCAGTTCAGCTGGTATTGCGATGGCAAAAGTGATTGGCCAAAAGATATGGATTCTTGGGTAGAAGCACAACAGATTGCATACAATATGGTTGTTCATTTTGATGCTCGTGGCATTACAGAAGGCGCAACACACTACCACGCAAAGTATGTTGATCCAAGTTGGGCTCGACACTTTCAACTGATTGGTAGAATTGGCGAACATATCTTTTATCGTCAAGACTAGGTTTACCAAAAAGTATTGACAACTACAACAACTTATAGTATAGTGTAACTATAAATGAAACAAGGCTATGGAGGCTTGATTATGATTAAAGGCAAATTAACGGTGCTACTAGCAGGTGTAGCAATGATTACAATGACAGCGTGTAGTTCAACAAAGACATACGTGGAATCAACATCATACAAAGTGCCCAAGTGGTACGATGACTGTCAACAATATACTACTGACGAATGGTACAAACTGTTCTGGCGTGAAAAGAACTTAGTAGGTTGCGGAGCCGCAACTGATGGCTTTGAAGACTTTTCTAGAAGCACAGCAATTATGAACGCTAAAGCAAAAGTTGCAGACAGAATCAATGGTGTAGTTAGTAGTCAAGCAGATCTAACATATCACAACGAATCTAAAGATAACAAATTGACTCGTTCGAATAAGATCAAACCGTCTACACTAAAAGAGTATGAGATTATTGATTCAATGACGTATCCATACCAAGGTAAATTTGTTACGTTTGTAAAAATTAAAGTTCCAGAGGATCAGATTAATGTTGCAACGACTCAGCTACCTAATTAGTATTCCTTTACTAGGAGTAGTTCTTATAGTTCTTAGTGGATGTTCGAGTACTCCGGCGTTTGTACCTGTAGAAGCATCTATGGACTGTGTCTATAGTAGCGACACACAGTCAAACAACGGTGACATTGATCATAGCAAGCGATCAAAGTGTTCAACTAATCCACTTGAACTTTATGCAACAACTCCGCCTAGTATACAGTGTATGTATTCAGAGCAAGAATTTTTTAACAGCGTTACAGGAGAACGAACCAATGTTAGACAGAAAAGATGCCGTGATCAAATCACTGGGAATTGGTATACTGTTAGCACTCATTAGTGGGTGCTCTAGTACAACTATTAGCACCGCTGATGGCTATCAAAAGCCAACTACTGCAATAGGTGTAGTATACAATATTTTTAAACACGAGTATCACAAGTTAGACAAAGAGTCGTACAACAAACACCAAGCCTGTCTTGCAACATCTTTGTATAATTCCAATTATGGAAATAGATGTGATTGGAGTACAAATACTGCAAGGGGTCAAGTAATGGTTGCTGATATGTATCGTGCAGGAAGTAAGACTTGTAAGACGCTGAGATCATCAATTATTGACACAAACGGTCAGACTTTTACTATGAATCAGAAAGCGTGTGGTTCTGGAAATAACTGGCGTTTTATTAAAGTATAGTGATTAGGTTAAATATAGTACTATGTTTTTAGCAATTTTAACTCTAATCACAGCATTAGCAATTAGTGCTGTAGCAATATATTACTCTGTCGCAGGATTGGTTGCAATCTTTGCGGCGGCCGCAGTTCCCATTATGATTATGGGAGGTGTACTTGAAATAGGTAAACTAGTTACCGCAGTGTGGTTACACAAGTACTGGAGCAAAGCCGCTTGGTGGCTTAGGACCTACTTAGCTACCGCAGTAGTAGTTCTTATGTTTATTACTAGTATGGGTATCTTTGGCTTCCTGTCAAAAGCGCATATTGAACAAACTAGTGCAAGCGAAGAAAGTGTTGCACGTATTGAAACCATCCAGTCAGAAATAGATAGACAGCTAGGTATAGTTGGACGTTCTGAAAATAGAATTCGTGACTTAGAAAATAGTGACACAGGTGCAGATGCAACAATACAGTCGCAGATTGATAAAGAACAAGAACGTATTGACAAAGCATTTGATCGTATTCAACCTGCTATTGAACAACAAAATAAAATTATTACAGATGCCAGAGCAAATGATTCAACACGCACTAAGCCATACGAAGATCAGCTTACAAGTATTACAGCAGAGATCCTACGTTTAGAAACTAGTGCTAAAGAATACGAAACTAAGATTGCAGGACTTAATGCAGACTCAAGTGGAGTTGAACCTTTACTTGCACAAATAGATGCAATTGAAAAAGAGATCATTCGTGTAACCAATCAACTACAAAGTGGCGAGCGTGATCAAGTACGTGCAGGACAAGCTATCATAGGCGTAAGCAGTGACGGAGCATTTGGTGGAAACACACGTAGAGCATTAGTAGCTTGGGTTGCGGCACAACGTGAACGTATAACGCAAATACAAGGCGAAGTAGCAACAGTACGCAAAAACGCTACAACTACAGTAGACAACGAGCGTGTAAGATTAGCAGACGTAGTCAAGGATATACGTACAGTACAAATTCCTGCGCTCAAAGAACGTGAGCTTACAATGCTAGGCAAGATTGACGAAGTACGTCAAACTGAATCGCCTGTTATTGCAACAGCAAGAGATGAAATACAACGTCTGCGTAAGAGCGCAGAGGATCAAGTCGCTCAATCAAATGAATTAATCAATAGACTAAGAGCGCAACTTGGTAACAAAGAAAACGCAGATGAGGTCCAAAAGGCCATAGACGAGCAGTCCGAACGAGTTCGAACCGCATCATCTGAAATAGAAACATTAACTGAGGAACGAATTGCACTAGAAAGCGAATACCGTAAACTAGAAGCAGAAGTAGGTCCAATCAAATACATTGCTGAGTTTGTTTATGGCGAACAAGCAGACAACAATATGCTAGAAGAAGCAGTGCGTTGGGTAATTATGATTATTATCTTTGTGTTTGATCCATTAGCAGTATTACTTTTGATCGCCAGTCAATATACCTTTGAGTTTAGAAAACCCAAGGATGACGACGGTGAACGTCTTCGGCTCGAGAGAGAAGAATACGAACGAGCAAGAGCACAGCGTATAGTTGACAACGTTCCTTATAATCCTGATGCTCCTGCGCCACCTAAAGAGGAAGAGGAAGAAGTAAATGCTACAGAAGATGATGTTACTCCAGATGGAGATAGTGGAGACGTGGTACCAAAAGATGATACTACCAATCCAGATGCAACAACTGAGCGAGTGGAACCAGACGAAGTACCGGCTTATGAAGACATCGATCAAGAAACCTTAGACAAAGAGTTCGAAGACGAGCCTCAAAAAAAAAGTATAGAATCGTCGGAAGAATCAAACGATCTGGAGAGTTGGAATAAGTGGGTAGCAGCCGCTGAAGAAGAAGTTGCCAAAGAACAAGACAGTATTCCAGATACAAAAAATAGAGTGTTCTATCCTGAAGAACTTGATAATCAAGAATACATTATGAAGGACAAAGGCAAACAAATTGTTAAAGAAACAAAGCCAGATTTAGATGATCCGTCTACCAAAGATAGTTATATACAGAATGAAGAACAAAACGATTCATCACTTTGGAAGAGGTTAGATAAGTAACAGTGGATAATAAATTATTATTGATCACTCCACCAGATAAATTATTCAATCAAAATTACTCGGTAGTATTAATATATCCGAGTGATGCGGTAAGAGAACAAGCACAAGAAATATTAGCAAACACACAAGGGCAAATTAATATCTATTTGTATAATTTGCCTGAAGAAGAAGCTGATGTCGATTGGCTGTTGACTACTTCTAAAATGAGTAACATTGTTATTCTAGACTACGACAACAGTCCAGCCCACGTTAAAACACTAAGCAGTTATTTGGTAAGTTTACCACACACTTATTGGTTGACAAATGACGACTGGATGTTGTATAATAAACTAAGTCCAAATAGAATTTATGGATTAGATATAATTGAAGACTTAATAGGAGGTCAACTTGAGAAGAGATAACAGAGATCGCGGGAATCAAAGGAACGAAAAAGATACACCCGCAGGACTGACGGTTACTGTACGTAATGGTGATTTTAATAAAGCCCTGCGTATTTTTAAAAAGAAAGTACAACAAGCAGGCGTACTTCAAGAGCTAAGAGAACGTACACACTACGTTAAGCCTAGTGAAAAACGTGCTAAAGCAAAAGCCGCTGGTATTGCACGTTGGAAGAAAAAACAAAAGCAAAACAAAGATCAAGGATACTAAGCAATGCCGATGAATGCAGAGCCTTGGTTTCCCAGTGTCATTTGGAACGCTGATGTAAAAGGCATTGATAACGAAGCACTAAAGGCTTATGCGAATAATCACGCACAAGTTGACAAAGGTAGAGTTATTAGTAACTATGGCGGATATCAAAGTAACGATATTAAATCTGGTGACAGTGCAGAACTTGATCAATTAGTAAAACATATTGATGAAGCAGTTAACGAGATTGCAGAGTCAGTTGGATTGAATCCTGTTACGTTGTATAACGTGTGGATTAATATTAACCCTCCAGGAGCATACAATCATACTCATCATCACCAAGACGCTGTGTTTAGTGGAGTGTATTATATTGATGCAGTAGAAGGCCAAGGCAATATTAATTTTATGCGTAATGACGGTGCCGAGTATCACTTACCAAGTACACTAATAAAACAACCACATCATTTTAATTCATCTAAAACAACTTATCCTGCAAAGACAGGAGCACTATATATTTTTCCAGGCTGGCTACATCACAGTGTTGATGGAAACACAACCAACCAAAACAGGATTAGTATTTCATTTAACTGTGGAGCAAAATAAATGCGTATTGAAGAAGACGTAAAATTAGACTACAAGGATGTTCTAATACGTCCTAAACGTTCGACACTTGGAAGTCGTAAAGATGTAGATCTAGAACGTGGTTACACTTATCGTAACTACAAGCCAGAGTTTCCTGAAAATAGTGAATACAGACATTGGCGTGGTGTACCTATTATGGCAAGTAATATGGACGGTGTTGGTACATTTGAAATGGCAGACACACTTGCTAAACAAAACATTATGACCTGCTTGGTTAAGACTTATAGTGTAGAAGAGATTGTTGAGTTCTTTGATACTGATGACTACTTGCGAACAAACTATGTAGCAATGAGCATTGGTATTACTGATAACGATCATCAAAAGTTTCGTGAAGTATACGAACAAGCAGATGGTAATCTAAAGTATGTTTGCATTGATGTTGCAAACGGTTACTCAGAAAGGTTTGCTGCCTTTGTAAGAGGATTTAGACAAAACTATCCACATATTATAATCATCGCCGGGAATGTAGTAACAGGCGAAATGACGGAGGAACTTATTCTTGCAGGAGCAGATATTGTTAAAGTGGGTATTGGTCCTGGTAGTGTATGCACTACTCGTATACAAACTGGTGTCGGCTATCCTCAACTCTCGGCAGTTATCGAATGTGCAGATGCTGCTCACGGCCTTGGTGGTCACATCATTGCTGACGGGGGTTGTACTTGTCCTGGAGATGTCGCTAAAGCATTTGCCGCTGGCGCTGACTTTGTAATGCTAGGCGGTATGCTTGCTGGACACGATGAAGGCGGTGGCGATGTTATTACCAAGTACTATCAAACAAATGAATTAATACGTGAAGATGTTGGCGACCAAACAAAAGAAACACGCCACGTTGAACAAAAACAGTTTGTACAGTTCTACGGTATGAGTAGCAAAAGTGCAAACGACAAACATTTTGACGGACTGAAAGACTATCGTTCAAGCGAAGGTAGAACAGTCCTAGTGCCTTACAGAGGTGCTGTAGGAAACACTGTACAAGACATACTAGGCGGTGTGCGTAGTACTTGTACATATGCAGGTGCTATACGCTTAAAGCATCTAATGCGCTGTACAACGTTTGTACGCTGTACACAAACACACAACGGAGTATACGAAAACTCCACAATCGGAAACTAAACTATGAATATAAGAGCGATACAAGATAAAGTTATTTTAAAAATTGACGACCCTGAAACAGAAACATCTGGCGGAATTATTATTGCAAACGTAAAGCACGAGGGTATCACCCAAGGCGAAGTTTTAGCAGTAGGTCCGGGAACGTATGACGAAGCTAAAAAGCAATTTGTTGCTACAACTACTAAAGTAGGAGATCAAGTATTGATTAATGCTAGTAGTGGTTACAAGTTTTCTCATCAAGAAGAAGAATATGTAACCATAGTCGAATCTGAGATAGTTGCACTAGTAGCACAATAAATAATTTAGTAATATAAAAGGAGATAAAATGGATTATAGAGATGTAAGATTTGGATCAGAAAGCCATAATAAACTAATGGTGGGGATTAATACAATATCTAACGCTGTAAAAAGCACACTAGGCCCAAAAGGTCGAAATGTCATTATCCAACAACCTTTTAAAAGACCTACAGTAACCAAAGACGGTGTTAGTGTTGCTAAAGAAGTATGGCTTAAAGATCCTTTAGAAAATATGGGTTCTGTAATGGTGTACGAAGCAGCCGCAAATACTGCATCAAAAGCAGGCGATGGCACGACTACAGCAACAGTATTAACACAGGCAATTGTTACTGAAGGATTAAAATTGGTTGCGGCAGGATTTCATCCAATGGATTTAAAAAGAGGCATTGATTATGCTTCAGATAAAGTGTGCGAAGAATTAACTACTAAAGCTAAAACTTGTTCTGCATCAGAAGAAATAATGCAAGTGGCACAGTTATCAGCTAACTCAGATGCGTCTATTGGTAAAAACATTGCCGAAGGATTAGAAGCAGTAGGCAAAGAAGGTGCTATTTCAATTGAAACAGCTAAAGGTTTAGAGGATGAACTAGAAGTTGTAACTGGATTACAAATTGATCGTGGTTATATGAATGCTTATTTTTCCACTGACCACGAAGCACTTAAAACTGTATTAGAAGATTGCTTTGTTTTCTTATATGATAAAACAATTACAGATATTGCAGATATAGTACCGTTGCTAGACGAAGTATCGAAAACACGTTGCCCTATTTTGATTGTTGCAGAAGACATTGAAGAAATTCCTATGCAAACACTATTAATGAATCATCAGAACGGTTCTTTAAAATGTTGTGTAGTAACAGCACCAAGTTTTGCAGATCGTAGACTTCCAGCATTAGAAGATATTGCAACGCTGACAGGCGGAACAGTTTTCTCTAAGGAACTTAATAGAGATTTAACCACAGCTACACTTGAACAATTAGGTGTTTGTGACCGCATTGAAGTTGACCAGTTAACTACAACCTTTATTGGTGGTAGAGGTGACCCAGAAGTAATTGAAGAACGTGTACAGCATATTAGAACACAGTTATCAACTGCTTCTAATGATTATAACGCTGATAAACTACGCAACCGTTTAGCTAAACTTACAGGCGGTGTTGCTGTTATTAAAGTTGGCGGACGTAGTGAAGTAGAAATTAACGAAAAGAAAGATCGATATGACGATGCATTAAACGCAACTAGAGCAGCCATTGGCGACGGTATTGTAGCAGGCGGCGGAGTAGCATTAATGAGAGCAAAGTCTGCACTAGCAGACACTAACATTACTAATGTTGATCAAACAGCAGGAGTTAACATTGTAGCAAAAGCACTTGAAGCTCCTATTAGACAAATTGTAGATAACGCAGGCGAATCACCTGATGTTGTTGTTAACAAAATTCTTGAAGGTAGTGACAATTATGGTTATAATGCCGCTACTGGAGAATACGGTGATATGATGCAAATGGGCATTATTGATCCGGTTAAAGTCACTAAGACTGCATTGGAAAACGCGGCGAGTATTGCTGGATTGCTGATTACATCAGATTGTAGCATTACTATTACACAACCTTTGGACGCAAAAGATAAACCTTTTGATCCAGAAAGTGTTCACGCTCCGGATCCAATGGATTATTAGATGATAAATAAATGTGTAACGCCGAAAGGGTTACATTAATATTAATCTTGCTTATTATAAGGAGAAAACAATGACAAGACTAACAACTCTAGACCTACCAAACTTCCACAGAGCTACTATTGGCTTTGACAGACTATTCAACGAAATGGAAAGACAGTTCGCAAATAGTCCAAACGGAAATGGTTATCCCCCATACAACATTGCACAGATCAACGAAGATGAGTATATGATCTCATTAGCCGTTGCTGGCTTTGGTATGGACAATCTTTCAATCACAACAGATGGTGATCAATTAAAGATTGAGGGAACTGCTCCTAAAGGAGATGAAGATGTTAATTACCTACACAAAGGTATTGGCGGACGCAACTTCCGTAGAGAGTTCACACTTGCTGACCACGTTAAGGTAGCAAATGCAAACCTTGAATTAGGTATGCTGAATGTGCATTTAGTACGTGAAGTACCAGAAGCACTAAAGCCTAAAACAATTAAGATTAATGATTCGTCAGTAATCGACAGCAAGTAAACAGGCTAGGGGGGTGGCAACGCCCCCCACTTAGTTAGAGAGGAACAAATGAGTACAGACACAGATATTGTAATTGATGAAAAAATTGACGAAATTGTTTTGGTACCACCAAGATACAAAGTGGTTTTATTAAATGATAATGAAACCCCAATGGAATGGGTAATTGAAGTATTAGTATCAATATTTAAACATTCACAAGCAACTGCACAAGATCTAACAATGATCATTCATAACGACGGTGCAGGCATTGCAGGCATATATACATATGAAATTGCAGAACAACGCTCGTTAGAAGCAGTGTCAGCAAGTAGAGAACGTGGATTCCCATTACAGATCAAATTGGAGGAAGAATGAGCAATTTAAAAGAACTAACCAAAGAAGCACATACAAATGCAGAGCGTCAAGGCTATGTAAAAGTATTAATGAGTGGAAAAATTAATCCACAATTTTACGCAACATACTTATGGAACCAACATAAGAAATATGATTTGTTAGAAGCAATAGCGGCTATCAATGGAATTTGGTTAGACATCCCATTTCCGATACAGCGTAAAATGGCAATTGAAAAAGACTTTTTAGAATTATGGGAAGATAAAGAAAATCCTCCACCACTTGTGCCTAGTACACACGAATACATTAATCATATGAAAACTATTATGCACGATAAAGAAGCAGTTATGGCACATATCTACGTTTTACATATGGGCGACCTAAGTGGCGGGCAAATGATTAAAAAGAAAGTCCCAGGCGAAGGACGTATGTATCAGTTTGATGGAGACTTACAAGCTGTTAAAGATGCAATTAGAAATTGCACTACTGATGAAATGGCAGACGAAGCAAAATATGTATTTGAAAGCGCAACACAATTATTTAAAGAACTAATGGAGTTAGAAATTGAGCATTATCTGGAACAAACTGATTGAGTGTCAGAATGAGATTATCTCAATATTTGACGAACAGGCTACAGAAATTAATGAACCCGGACTTGATTATTTTAATAGGCCCGATGGTGGTTGGATTAATCGTGTTTGGGCTAATAGCTCTGTACGCAGAGCACACATTGACGTTGTTGATGCTCGAACAAGTAAAGGCCTCTGGATGATGCACGTATGCATCTTTCCGACACTAGATAATCCTGCACCTATTTACGGCTTTGATGTTATTGCTGGTAAGAACAAAATGACAGGAGCCTTTCACGACTTTTCACCTAGTGCTGATCCAGACCACCCTATGATACAAGGTTACTTTGAAAGTGTAGAACACTTTGTACCAGAGAAGCAACGTGAACTGCCAGAGTGGGCACGTAATATTTTCACAGGTAAAATGCTTGCCGCTGGTAATGTAAAGACAGAAGAAGAAGCAACAGAAATTATTCGTATTGCGTTAGATAACTTGCGAGCATACTTTGGCGAAGTAGGATTATCTAAAGGTGAGGGCATTAGAGAAATGGTGCAAGCATCACAAGACTACTATTGCCATAACCAGCAACAAAATCCGCATACTCCTAATGTAATGAAAAGTCTAGGACTTGACGAAGCTGATGTAGACAAGTTCTGTACAGATATGTTATTCCCTAAACTAGCATAAATACTTTAACAGGAGTATTTAAATGCGATACAAGGATTTCAAATTAGTCGAGTACACAGACTTAGATCAAGAAAAAGAACAAATCATTCAATCTATTTCAGGTATGACAGCTAATAATAAAGAAGATGCTGCAATACTAGATAGAATTTGGAAGATACTTAACAGTGGACAAATTACTACTAATATTGATACAGCATTTGGTATTCCATTGTCAGATGAAAATATGGCTGAAAAGCAAAAGATCGCAGTGCGTCAAGATATGACTAAGATCATTGCTGGAGTTGATAGTGACTACAAAACTATGAACGCTATACTAAAAAGATTAGAAACTGCCGGCGGTGTAGTAGATATTACTGAGCTTGCTAAACCAATGAATACATTTGATAAAGTATTTGGTGATACAGCAACATCAAATATATTTAAACAACTTGCAGGATACGGTGTTGGTAAAGCACAAAAAGGTCCAGGTGAATATGGACTAGCTTGTCTTTCTAATAAAATACGTTTAGCATCAGGTGAAGGTGACTTAGAAGTAGATGGTATTGGCAAGGTTGAACTTAAAGCAGCAATGAGTTCAAGTGGTGGACGTATTGGTTACGGTGGCGGCTCACAAAAAGCCAAACGTGCAGTATTACAAAAATACGTAGAAAAAATTCCAACTGTTATTAGTGCTATCGGTGCCAAAGGCGGCAGTTTAGGATTAGGTCCTTTTATGGCAGCGTTGAATCAAGACTTACCTGTAGCAGGAAAAGAAAACGTTCCTGCTAATGATTCTAAACGAATTAGACGTGCGCTTATGATAGAGTTATTATCAATGGATATGGATAGATATGCTGATCCTATTGCACAGAAAGTTTCAGATACTGAAGATGTTGCACAAGTAGAACTAGTTTACTTACAACAAAACTTTGAATGGTATAAGAATAGAGATGATTTTGATGCTTTGCTACTAATGAGTATTCCAAATCAAAAATCAGCTATGTTGCGTTCTGCACAAGATCTTATAGCATTTAGACAAAGCGGTCACGCTGGCGGGCTTAGTATTAGTGTTATTCCAACACAGGCAGGCGCCGGGCGTGAACAGTGGGCTCAGCTTACTTTAAACAAAGCAAACATTCAATAACTTAAAATAGCTCGTACTTTTTCATTTTAGCTAATAGAGTCTCACGTTTCAACCCTAAATGTTCAGCAGTGTGAGTCCTATTATTGTTACATTCAATTAACGCATCTTTGATTTTATCAATAATAAAATCGTCAACTTCATTAGGCAAACTAATTGGTTCGCTAGGAACGTCAGTAGGCCATTGCTTTTCAAATAATTCCCACAGTGCATCTTGGTCAGTCATATCTTTCATAAACATATTTAGTTTTCAATATGTAGGTGTAAAATAATTTACACCAATTGATAAATATAGTTGTAACAATTATGCACGTTTTTAACTGATCCTATAAATACAATATACGGAGACAAATATGAAAAAAATATGTATAATAGTTGGATTATTAGCAATAGCAAGTCCGGCCAATGCTGAACTTGTGTGGGGGTTTAAATCTCCGGCTTTTCATTATGGGAATGGCTATTCTACACACGTTTTAAGTGTAGAGCAACTACAACATAATCGGAAAGAAGATTTGCGGAAGGCAGCAGAGGCAGAAGCAGCTCGTATTGAGCGTGAATTAGAAAACACTACTTTAAATAAATTTCTTAGAAATATTGAAAGTAGAATTTACGCTAATCTAAGTAAACAAATGGTAGACGCTATGTTTGCTGATTGTGGAGATACTTGCACTAATACAGGCTCAGCAGAGATCGAAGGCTCACAACTTACTTGGGTTAAAGATCCTACTACAGGCAGTATAACATTGACAATCGTTGGTGCGGACGGTACTACTACCGAAATCACTATACCAGGCGCAGGGGAGTTTAATTTCTAATGCGAATGATAAAGACGCTTTTACTATTTGGATTCAGTGTACTACTATTGCAGGGCTGTGCGACAAGCACTAGCTTGCAGATTCTAGAAGATACAAAGGAATCACCAACAGTACAAGTTAGTCCGATTGAAGATAGGCTAGCGGCGGTTCCCGCTTTAGATGGACCAAAGATTACTATCGCTGTTTATGGTTTCAGAGATGCAACAGGACAGCGTAAGCCGGCGGACAATATCGCCAACTTGTCGAGTGCAGTTACCCAAGGATCAGAGGTTTGGGTTATCAAAGCACTTCAAGATGTAGGTAACGGCGCCTGGTTTGAAGTTGTAGAGCGTGTGGGTATGGATAATTTGATTAAAGAACGTCAACTTATTCGAAGTACACGGGAAGTTTATGAAAAACAACTTCCAAACGGTCCTACACCGTTAAAGCCTATGTTGTTTGCAGGGCTCATACTTGAAGGGGGAATTGTCGGGTATGATAGCAACACAGCAGTAGGTGGTGCAGGAGCGAGATACCTAGGCGTAGGTATGCAGACTGAGTATCGAGTTGATACTGTGACTGTAGTAATGCGTTTAGTGAGCGTAAGCACAGGGAAAGTGCTTATGAGTATAGCAACCGAGAAAACAATCGCGAGCTATAGGTCCGGAGCGGACATCTTCAAGTTTTTTGACTTGGGGACAAAACTTGTAGAAGCTGAAACCGGCTACAGTGTTAACGAACCAGTTAACTATGCGGTACGAGCAGCGATAGAACAGGGAGTAATTGAAATAGTTTCTGAAGGTGAAATTCGGAATCTGTGGAAATTTAAAGACAAGACGTATACAGGCAAGTTGCCTGAAGTAAGACCATTGAAGTTAGAAGAAGCATTACTGAAGTGGCCCGATGCAAGATTAAATTGCAGTGCAGATGACTTATGTGTACCGATTGATAAAAACGAGGAATAAAATAAAGACGAAAGTCGAGGGCACATTATGAAAACATTTTTACGCATATTACCTTTCTTGTTTATGGCTAACTTCGCTCTGGCTAATGATATCTATATTACCCAAGTAGGTGATAATTTAGACTTAGACCTAGTGCAAGATGGTACAGACAACGAAATAGGTGATTCAACAACAGATTTTACAATCAAAGGCGACGATATGACGTTTAGCATTACACAAACGGGTAACACTAACACTATTGACGCAGTCATTAACGGAGCAGATTACACAGGTACTTGGGACTTCTTTGGGGACTCAAATGCTGTAACACTAAACTGTGATAGTTTAGGTTCAGCAGGATCAGGAAACTGTGAAGAAGTAACACTAAACATTGATGGCGATGGTGATGATAACACATATACATTCAACATTGGTCAAACAAATGACGCTGGCGGAAGTACTATTGTTTTTGATGTAGATGGCGACAACAACGTTAATAATGTAACTGTAGATGGAATTGACAGTGTGATTACTGTAACTTCAGATAACTCAGCTTCACTAGCAACTACAAGTGCTAACAGTGACGAGGGTAATGCTATTACTATTAACTCAAGCGGTGGTGCAAGTTTAGACGGACACGTTATTACGCTAAACATCACAGGCGGCGGTAGTACATATGATATTACACAAAGCGGTGTTGATGGTAGTACAATTGAAGCAACATTCACAGGCGACAGTCAAGACGTAGACATAACTCAGAGCGACTAAGATGAAATTCTTAGTTCTTACATTTACCATTATCCTGACTACTTTCTCATATGCTAATGCACAAATTGGCACAGTGACTGAGCTCAAAGGATCTGGCGAAATTGTACGTGAGAGCAACATAGTTGGCAACAGCCAAGGCACTCCTTTAGAGTCAATGGATACTGCAAGAACCAAACGTGGTAAAATGCGTTTAGACTTTATTGACGACACTAGAGTAGATGTTATTGACAACAGTATACTAGTCATAGACGACTTTGTATATGATCCATCTAGTGGAACAGGTAAACTAGATATGAGAGCCGCACTAGGTACAGTGCGTTATGCAAGTGGCCAAATTGCTAAAAACTCAAGACAAAATGTTAGAGTGCGTACACCAAGCGCAACTATCTCTGTACGTGGTACAGACTTTATTATGGTTGTAGATGAAATTGGCGGCTCAATGGTAACACTATTACCTAGTTGTGATGCCGCAGGGTTTTGTGTAACAGGTGAAATTAAAGTAGAAACAGACGAAGGCTTTGTTGTAATGAATCAAGCATTTCAAGCAACACAAGTTTCACACAGTGGACAACTTCCTAGTAAGCCTGTAATTCTAAGTATCGGTGAAGAACAAATAACAAATTTACTCATATTAAGAAAAAGGACTGTGATAGACGAAGAAGAAGATCAAATACGTAAACGTACACGTAAGATGTTTGAGTTTCTCGATATTGATGCATTAGAGTTTGATGATTTAGATGAAGATGCATTAGCAGAAAGCATTAAAGATATATGGGCAACAGAGTTAGATCACGGAGCAGACTATTACTTAGGCGAACTGTTAGTTGATATGATAGATCAATTAAATGCAGCACTATCGGCATTATTTAGAGATGAGCTCAAAGCACAAAACAAACAGTTTTTTGAACAACAGCAAGGCGGCTACGATGACAAAACTCGTATTACATTACAAATAAGAGATCCTAGTTGGATAGTAGAAAGAACGAGTACAGACGTAAATAACTATATGCGTTTAAACTTAAATCAAGAATATGGATATAATATAAACATTGAACAAAGCGACGAAGCAGTATACGAATATAGATTGGGTGCAGGTAATAACTCAATAGACGTATCGCAGAGACAGTAATGAAACTAACAGGAACACATTTAGGAATAGCAGTTATACTAACTTACTTTGTTAGCCAATCCTGTATGGCCAATGAAATTTATGTAAACCAAGTTGGTGACAATACTAACTTGACTATCACACAAGAAGGTGATGATAATACAATTACTGGTCTGTCAGGCGGCACTAGCAAAGCAACAATTAGTGGCAATAATACTAGCTCAACATACGACCAAGACGGTGATCGTAATGCTATAAAAGTTTACAAGTCTGCAGGCAACGGTATTACCGAAGTAACTCAAACAGGCAACGACAACGAAGCATTTTTAGACTGTCACGGTAATAATTGTGTGCTTGACGTTACACAAACAGGAAACGACAACTATGTTTCGGCTGAAGTTGGCGATGGCGGCGACTATGATCAAAGTATTACAATTACACAAAATGGTGATGATAACGTAGCCGCCGTTGAAGCAAACGGAGATGACAATACTATTGTTATTGACCAAGACGGCGACAATCATATGGTGTATGGCTACGGCAACACACCACTTACTGGCGATAGAAATACATTAACACTAACACAAGACGGAACACAATACGAACAAGCAGAAATTGCTGTTATAGGAAATGACAATACAGTAGATGGTTATCAAGGTGGCAGTGGCGAAAGCAACTTTGGTAGACTAGTATTAATGGGCGATGATAACAACGT